GTATGGACAAAGATGGCAAAACAATTTTTATGCCATGTGGAACACATTCAGCTTATGAAGAAGCAATTAGCAAAGGTTATGGATCAGATGAAGAAGAAGATAAATATTCATCATCTTATAAAAAACCTAAAAAGAAAGAACCAATGAAAAGTGTCTGTGTTTGCCATGATGACGGAATATGTCAATGCGATACAGAAATTAAAAAACTTACCTTTCATTCAGAAGTTAAAGCTAATGGAGAAAAAGGAATATTTACAGGTTATGGTTCTATATTCGGTAATGAAGATCAAGGTAGTGATATAATGCAAAAAGGTGCATTCACTAAATCTTTAGAAGCTAGACCTGCACGTAAAGTAAAATTATTATATCAACATAAAACAGATGAACCTATCGGAGTATTTGAGGATATGTACGAAGATTCAAAAGGTTTATTTGTTAAAGGCAAATTAGCTATGGGTACTCAAAAAGGTCGTGAAGCATACGAACTTTTAAAAATGGGTGCGTTAGATGGTATGTCAATAGGATTTAGAGCAGACCCTGAGAAACAAGGTTACAACGAAAGTAAGAGAGGAACTAGAACTCTTAAAGAAGTTGACCTTATGGAAATCAGTTTAGTAACTTTCCCAATGAATGAAAGTGCCTTGATTGAAACTGTAAAAGGTAATGCTAAAAATATTCGAGAGTGGGAAAAAATCTTGCGTGATGCAGGAGGTCTTTCTCGGACAGAGTCTAAGATTGGTGCGAAAGCATTATCTGATTCTTTATCACAGCGAGATGCTGGTGATGAAAATAAACAGTTAGCAGATTTAATAAATAAAGTTGCTAACATAATCAAACAATAAAAGAGGAAAAACAAAATGGATAATAACGAAGTAAAATCTGCTGTTGAAACTCTTGGCAAAACGTTTGAGTCTTTCAAAGATGCGAATGATGAAAGATTAAAACAGATCGAAAGCAAAGGTGCTTCTGATCCAGTTACTGAAGAAAAACTATCTAAAATCGACAAAGAATTAGATAAGTTTGCTGATATTGAGAAATCTTTAAAAGCACAAGAAGTAACTGCAAAATCTGCACAAGAACAAATGGCAAAGTTAGAAACTATTATGTCAAGACCTGATTTTGGAAAAGGTTCACCAGTTGAATCAATCCAAAAGAAAGTATATGACAAATGGATAAGAAAAGGTAAAGATGGACTTTCTCCTGATGAGGTTAAAGTTTTAACTGTATCTAATGACAATACTGCTGGTTACCTTGCTCCACCTGAGTACGTGAGAGAGTTAATCAAAGGTATAATTGAGTACAGTCCAGTAAGATCACTTGCTAGAGTAAGAACAACATCTCAAAGAAGCATTCAAGTTCCAAAAAGAACAGGAACTTTTACTGCTAATTGGGTTGCTGAACAAGGTGCTAGAACAGAGACTTTAGGATATGCAGTTGGTTTGGAAGAAATTCCAGCACACGAACTGTATGCCTTAGTTGATATTTCTGAACAAGAACTTGAAGATTCAGTTTTCAATCTTGAAGCAGAAATGAACTCTGAGTTCACAGAACAATTTGCAAAAGCAGAAGGTGCGGCTTTCATATCAGGTAATTCAGTTGGTAAACCACAAGGTCTTATCACGAATAGCTCTGTTGGAACTATCACTACAGCGGCAAATGATGCATTAGCGGCAGACGATTTAATCGGTGCGGCACATAATGTAAAATCTGAGTACATGAGAAATGCTACTTGGTTGTTCAATAGATCAACACTATCTGCAATTAGAAAATTGAAAGATGGTGCTAATCAATATATTTTCCAACCAGGAATTTATCAAATGGGAATCGGTTCTAATTTATTAGGACACCCAGTTGTTGAAGCATCTGATTTGGCAGATATAGCAAATGCTACTTTACCAGTTGTATTTGGTGACATCAGAAGAGCATACATGATTGTAGACAGAATAAGTCTTTCAATTATGAGAGATCCTTTCACACAAGCGAGTTCAGGTAATGTAAGATATATTGCTAGAAGACGTGTTGGTGGACAGGTAATCTTACCAGAAGCAATAACAACAATTACTATACAGTAATTATAATAATAGGAGAATAAACAATGAAAGATTTAGCACAAAATGTTAAAATCGACCACAGTTTGACTGCTGTTGTTAAAGCGGCATCTGCTAACGGAGCGGCAATTGATACTCAAGGGTTTCAATCTGTTACTTTAGTTGCTGACGTAGGTGCGGCTGGTATAACTTTGAACGGATCAAATAAATTTTCTTTTTCTTTAGAAGATTCAGATGCTCCAGGTTCAGGGTTTGCGGCTGTAACTAACAACACATTCGTTACTGGTGGTACAGTAGATGGTAGTGGTATCTTCCAAGTGGTAGATGCACCTGCACATGCGGCACAAGCATACAAGTTAGGTTATGTTGGTGGCAAAAGATATGTAAGAGGTGTAGTAACTCACGCAGGTTCACACTCTACAGGTACTGTTGTAGGTTTATCAGTTGTATTAGGAGATCCAATCTCTGGACCAACTGACGACCAAGCAAACGATTAATAATTAACGTAAGTTAATATTTTTAGGGCAAAGGAAAGCGAGAGTGGAACTTTGCCCTTTAATTAAATAAAATTTAAAGGAGAAACTATGAAAATAAAAATGAAACAAGATAAATTAGCAACAGCTAATGAAGCAGGTTCAGCAACTTTCGTTTATAAAAAAGATAGCGAACTTGATATGTCAGAAGCATGGCAAATAAAATTAGCTTCTAACTGGTTAAACCATGGTGTTGCAGAACAAGTAAAGCCTGTAACTGAAAAGAAAGTTGTAACTGAAGTACAAAAAAAAGAAAAAAAGAGTATTGTTAAAAAAATATTCGGTAAAAAAAAATAAGGATAAATAATGAGTGGATTAGTAGTTACGACAGCTTGGACAATAAATACAGTAAGTATTGCTGACTTTAAAGCATTCGCAAGAATTGATAGTTCAGATAGTACAGAAAATACACTCATTGAGTCCTTAGTATTTCTTGCACAAGATATGGCAGAAGCATACACAGGTAGAGCAATAACTTTTCAAACAATAACTCTATCATTAGATAGACTACCATTTTATCAAGATGAAAAATTACAAGAGGGTGTTTATACTGCACCTGATTTACAATCAAACTCAAATTACATAGTATTACCTAAACCAAATTTAATAGCTGTCAATTCTGTTAAATATTATAACAATGATAATGGTGCAAGTACATTTGCTACAAGTAATTATTATGTAGATACATCAAGTGAACAAGGTAGAGTAGTTTTAAAGAATGGAGTAAGTTGGCCGACAGCTTCTGAATTAAGAAATGCTAATGCTTATGAGATAGAATACAAAGCAGGTTATGGTACTTCTAATTCTGATACAGCGGCAAATGTACCGAAACCTTTAATATACGCAATTAAAATGTTAGCTTTACATCTTTATGAAAATAGAGAGATAGCAACAAGCAATTCTGTTAATATGATTCCTAACACGATAGCTATGTTGTTCTCACCTTATAAAGTACAAAGACTAAATAATCAATTAGGAGTTTAATATGTCTGTATCAAGAGTAGGTAAATTAAGAAACTCTATTATAATACAGAGTTTAAGTTTAGGTGCTGATGGATATGGTGGTTACTCATCACCTAGTTATTCAACTGTTATTACTGCATCTGCTAAGATAACTCCTAAAAGTGGAACACAAACATTTAGTGATAAAACAGGAAGACAAGTAACAAACCCACATACACACGATTTTTTGATTAGATACAGAAGTGGTTTAACAACTACTATGAGAATAAAATTTGGTTCAAGACTATTTGATATTATTAAAATTAACGATCAGAATGATGATAATAATTATATAACACTACAAGCTAAAGAAAATGTAGGTATAGCATAATGGATATTAAGATTAATGTTAAAAATTTAAAAAAAGTTATGTCACAATTAGGAAGATTAAATAAAGATTTAGAACAACCTTTTCAAGAAGTAGTTAAAGGTGGTGGTCAATTAATAAGAGCCGAAGCAGTAAAGAGTATTCAATCAGGTGCTAAGTCAGGAATAGTATATGAAAAATATAATCCTCGTAGATCACATAGAGCATCTGCTCCAGGACAAGCACCAGCAAGTGATACAGGAAATTTAGTAAGTAAGATTAGAGTTAAACAAAAAAACCCAAATACTACAATAGTAGAAAGTGGTGCTGACTATTCAGCATTCTTAGAATATGGTACTAGCAAGATGCAACCTAGACCATTTTTATTTCCAGCTTTTGAAAAGAGTAAAGAAAAAATAACACAAGCTGTATTTAAAAGGGTTGTTACAGCAATAGATAGGTTGGTCAAATGAGTAATTATTCTTCAGAATTACAACAAACAGTTTTCAATGCTTTAGACCAAAGCAGTACATTACAGAATTTAGTAACAGACGTTTACGATTTCGTGCCTGAAAGCACAGCTTTTCCTTATGTTAAAATAGGAGAAGACACTATGGTAGACAATGGTACTAAAGATAAGAAAGGTTCAGACTTCACTATTGAAGTTCATACCTTTTCAAGATATAGAGGAAGTGTAGAAATTAAAAATATTATGTCAGTAGTTTACGATATACTACACGAATCGAGTTTATCAGTATCAGGAGCAAGTCTTGTAAATATGAGATTTGAATTTTCAGATACTATAAAAGAAAATGACGGACTTACAACGCATGGCGTACAAAGATTTCGTGCATTTGTTTTAAGTTCATAAACAACAATATAATACAAAGGAGAAAATAACATGGCGGCACAAAAAGGTAGTAGCTTTCTACTCAAAGAAAATAGTAGTGGAACACCAGTAGTTATTGGTGGAATGAGAAGTACATCAATGTCTATTAACGGAGAAATGGTAGATATAACAGCAAAAGACTCAGCAACATTTACTGGATCATCAGGACACGATATAGGTAGAGCATTAGGTGCAAATATGGGGATAAGAAGTATGAGTTTATCTGCAAGTGGAGTATTTACAGATTCGACAGGAGAAAACAATATAAGAGGGGCGGCATTTACTGGAGGTTCAGCAAATTACGATTTAGTTTTTGGAGATGGATCAACTGTAAAAGGTGCTTTTATAGTAACATCTTACGAAAGAGCTGGAGAATATAACGGAGAAGAAACTTTTTCAGTAAGTCTTGAATCAAATGGTACAATGACTTATGCGAATGCTTAATAACTAATAAGGAAAAATATATGGAATGGACAGATGGGTACAAGATGGTTGAAATAAAGGTTGGAGACAAAACCTATAATGGTTTTTACAAGGTTACTAGAAAGGGCGTAATAACTGTTGAAGCAAAAATTGATATACCAGTTAAACCCTATGACCATATCATTATCGGTGTCGATAAAGTAGTTGTTCAAAATATTTCAATTTTAAATGGTAGATCGGAAATAACTTGTGAATCAGTTAATACAACTGATATAGTTAAATCTAACAAAACACTTAAAAAGTTTAAAAAATATGAAACAGCGAAAGGAAAAGACACAGATGGCGAATCAATATAAAGGTGAAATTAAGGGTGAGTTTGGAGGAAAAGAAAGAACTTTCAGACTTACCTTTGATGGTATAGTTAATATAGAAAACAGAACTGGTAAATCTATAATGGATATTACCAACAGTTTAGGTGCTAGTAATTATTCTATGAAAGACATAGTTATAGTTATGCACGAAGCATTACAAGGTGCTGGTGGTAAATTTATTCAATCAGCAGTTGGTGATATGTTAATGCAAACTGGCATGATTAAAGGTGCAGTTTTATGTTCTGAAGTATTAATGACACTATTCACAGGTGAGAAAAAAGAAGAAGATTCCCCTTTAGTACAGGGGGAGAACGAGCAACAAGATACCCAATCCAGCAATACCTAGAAATAGGTCTTGGTGTATTAAGATTCTCCCCAAAAGTATTTTGGGATTTATCAATAACTGAATTTATGTCAGCTTTGAATGGTCATCATTTAAAGTATGGCAAAAATAAAACTAACAATCCATTACTTAAAAACGAAATGGAAGATTTAATGAGGCAATTCCCAGATTAAAAATTATGGCATCAAATTTAGCAACAATACGAGTAGAACTTATTGCAAACGCACAGAAGTTTAAGTCTAACATAGACAAAGCATCTGGTGGTTTAAAGAAGTTAGATAAGGCTACAAAGAAAACTACTAAAGGTAGTAAAGGAATGGCAGAGCAATTAAGAAATGTTTCTGGTTCTATTGCGGCAGTACAAGGTCCATTAGGTCCAGTAGCTGGTCGTATATCTGCTATTGGTGCTATTATAGGTAGAGTTAATCCTTTGTATTTAGTTATGACTGCTGGTTTGGTTGCTGTAGGTTTAGCATTAACTAAATTTGTAAAAATCGGTGCAAAGGCAGAATCGCAATTTTTAAAACTAGATGCATTACTTAAAGCAACAAGTGGAGCGGCAAAGGTAACTGGAGAAGATATTGAAGCTATGGCAGTTGCTATTGGTAGAGGTACTCTAGCTAGTGTTCAAGGTGCAAGAGATGCGGCAGGAGTTTTATTAACTTTTAAATCTATTGCTGGAGAAACATTTGAAAGAACTTTAGCATTAACACAAGATTTAGCGGCAGTTGGTTTTGGTAGTATGAAAACTGCGGCACTACAATTAGGTAAAGCATTAGAAGAACCTGAAATTGGTTTATCAGCATTAAGACGAGTTGGTGTATCTTTTAATGAACAACAAAAAGAACAGATTAAAGTTATGTCTTTAACAGGCAGACAAGCTGAAGCACAAGAACTAATATTAAAAGCACTAGAAGAACAAGTAGGTGGTGCTGGTAAAGGTGCGGCAGGTGGATTATCAGGTGCGTTTGATACACTAGGTGAAAATATTGTTTTATTCTTTGAAAAATCTAAAGTGGGTAAGATGATAGTTACAGGTCTTACAAAAGCCCTTACTTTACTAGCAGAACAAATAGCTAAATTTGTTCCTGATATAGAAAAACTTCCTGATGATATTGGACAACTTAATAATAGTTTTAAAGAAAGTGGAAAAACTATTGAAGTTTTAACTGGTAAGTATTCAGTATTATTAGATGAAATTGAAGAATTAGAAAAAGT